GTCTCAATCAGCTCATCCCAATCAATTGCATCCTCTTCTGTCTGCAATAGAGATTCAAGATCAGAGATTGTGGAATCAAGTTTTTGCAGCTTCTCCTGCGTTTTGGCCTTCATCCCTTCAAACTCTTTACGCTCTGCACTCAATGATTGAGTCTTTTGCGTGTAATCTGATTCTCTCAAGAATCCCCGTTTCCACTCTCTGATCTGGTCAAGGGTGATCTCTTCGCCGTCAATGTCGAAATATGATTCCTCTTCCTCGTCATAAGTTTCAATCGTTTCTTCCTGTCGCGCCTCATCTTCCAAGTCAGAGTCGGCATCCACTTCTTCACTTTCATGATCGTGGTTCTCCTCGCTCGCTTCGGGTGCACCTTGAGTGTCGTCTGCTCGCTTAGATCTTAAAAACGCTAATGCGTCGGCGTTATCGGAATCCATAAAAGGGTGTTCCTATTGGTTAAGTTTTAAAGTTTCCTGAGCCAATAACCCATCCGTCATGACTCGCTCTAGATATGACTCAAACGCATTAATTGCTTGCGTCTTGCGCCATAATTCATCACGCTGATCCGTTTCGTCGTACTTGGTCCGCTGAAACTTAGCGTAAATCTCTCCCTTAATTGACGTTAGTGCCTCTTGTAACATCTCGTCTTGCATGATCATTCTCGCTCGCTCAGCTCTTGATATAGAGTTATGAGCCTTGTTTCTTAAGTCTTTATCCACTTACGCCTTTCCCTATTATGTCTGTAGCTGCGTCAACTTCTAGCTTGGTATAGTCATATTCTAACTGCTGCTCGAACTGGTCTTGATTCTGTAGCATCTTAGCTGCTTCTATCTGCTGCTTATTCTCCGCTTCAGATAGCTTAGCCTGCGCTCGGATCATCTCAGCCTCGGCAATAGGATTAGATTGCACCTGTTGTTGTAACTGAGCAACCATCATCTTCAGTTGTTCGTTTTCAGCCATTAAGATCTCTTCAGGCTTCTCAGGGTCGTTGACAAACTCTTGCGACGAATGCATGCCCATGGATTTAATGATCTTATCCATCGTGTTAAAGATCTTCTTCTCGTCAACAAGAGTCATGCCTTGTTCTTTAAACGAGAGCAGAGCCGTTAAAATGTTGCCTAAGTTAGCCGTTAAAGCCTCGTCAGTACTTGCCGCCAATCCTACATTAGAACGTATATTGTGGTCGTACTTCCAGAAGCGTGGATCAATCACCATCTGCTCGCCTTGATAGATGATCTCAACCTTGTTCTTATGGTAGTGAGACACAAGCCACGCCATGCCCTCATATAGCTCTTTAAAGCCTGTCTCGGCGAACACCCTTGCTATGTGCTCTACCTTGGCTGTAGCGGCTCTCTCAACGCCTTTAAACCGCGTTGCTGTCTCGTTATGCAGTTGGTCAGAGTCCAAGCCCTGATTAGCTATGATGCCGCCTGTCTCTTGTTGACGTACTGAATCGACGTACTGAACCACTTGTAACGCTTTATCCCCGATATATGGAGTTTGCAGCATCGCTACAGCATTGGCAGGGGTGGGGTTGTTAGTTCTTACAATTCCATTTGGTCGGTTGACAAGTAAGTCGTCAATGTTCGTATCCATATCATTAACGACAACGCGCGCACTATTAACGCGGTACATGTTGTCAAGGATCTGCCGATACATTGCCGTTTTAATGTCTTGAGTCTTTTTAGTAATCTCTACTAGTGACCTGCCAATCAAAGAATCAGGCATCAAATCAGCGGAAAGGAGAGCATATGGAACGTGATCCAGCTGCTCATTCTCCAAGATCTCATTACCAGCCAGTATTATACGTCGTCGTTCAACTAATCCGTCACCGTCATAGTCAACCAGGATATAAAGATCAGATACTTCTACTTCCTCAGACGCCCAATGCTTAACGTCTTCCGATATGTCCTCACCGCCCTCTGAATGGAATCTGACGGCTGATAGATTAGAATCCTTAACGCTGTGCTCTTTAGAGGGTAAACGTTTAACAAGCTCCTCGTCGTAACCCATCCCGATTAGATCGCCCTTAGATATTAGGGTAATATCTCCAACAATCTCGGCATCATCTTTACATGTAGCGTTACGAGAAACCACAAAGTTTTCTAGGGGTATCTTGGAATAACGTACACCTTTCTCTGTTCGCTTCAACTCGATCTTGATGTAGTTGCCGGTCTCGTCTCGGTCGCGCCCTACAATCTCGAACTCATCTTCCAAGTTCTTAAGGTCTTCGGTTAATAAGATAAGCTCATCATCAGATAAGTTACCGAACTCCTTAACCCTGACCTTCTCTTCTTCGTAATACTCGTATTTTAATACGCTAATCTTTTGTATAAGAGCATCTTTAAGCCATCCATGGATGATCCTGAATGAGTCCTGTTGACCTCTTATGAGATAGTTTATGTATTTAGTCTTCTGCTCTGCTTCAATTACGTCAGCTTCAGAACCAATCTGAGGCGTGAACTCCATAACCTCTTGAGGCCCGAGAAACATTCTAGCAAGAGAAGTCATGTCACTATCAACTACTTGTGAACAATCAGTACTAATAACGCTTGATTGCCCCTCTACTTCATTGCCAAGAGGGTGGCCAAGATAATACTGTAGAAACTCCTCAGAGTCGCTTACGAATTTACCCTGATTCTTTACAGCGTCATCTCTCGCTTGCTCTACTATCGCTAGCAGTTCATGCTCTTTCATTTTAGCCATTTACAACAGCCTTCGGTTTGGGCCCTGGTTTCTTTCGCTCTTTCAGCTCTGCTACCTGTTTTTGCAGCTCTAGCACTTGCTCTTTAAGCTTATTAACTTCTACCGTTAGTCGTATGCTCATACAATCCCCTGGTTTTGGTATTTAATCTTATCCCACTTAGGAGTAGGTCTCTCTCTAACAATCGCCATCAATCCGAACGCATCAGAACCATGCGAAGCCCAGTCATGTTCTGGACCTAATCCTATATTTCTGGCCTCGTCTTTCTTCTCGTGATACCACCCTAAAGCCTCTAGACCACCTTCACACTTCTCAGAATCAAACCAGCAGTTGCTAAATACTCTTCTACCTGCTTCGATCCTTTTAGATGCCGCACCTTTTCCTTGGTTCGGTATTACTTCTACCTGATAGCCCGCTTGTTTAAACGCTGATTCGTACGAAACATCATAAACTCGGTCATTTGTACTTCCCTCGTGCGGACGATAAACCGTTGTATTAGCTTTAGTATAGCCGCTTTCACGCATCCAATTCAAATGATGCTCCAATGGCTGGCCTTGAACCTCATAATAATTCAGAACTCTTGTCTCTTTTCCGACAAATTGAGCCGCCCACATCGAGAAAGCGTCAGCTTTTGCGCCTGTTCCACCGATATCCACAAACAGTTTAAAAGGTAGCAAAGGATCTTCTCTAAGCCTTCCTACTCGTCCATCCTTCCTGGCCAACGCTAGATGTTTAGCGTAATAAGCGCCTTCAGCAACACTTATGTAATCCCCATCCCATATATGCCCGTACTGGTCGGGGTCCTGTTGGTAACAATCTAATCTCTCAGCCTCTAACACACTTGGGAACCACGGGTTATCAGACCAGTTAGCTTGTACTACTACCGAGTTAGTCGGCGGCTCCCCTTGTCTTAACAGTTCGTCAACTGGATCGTTCTTTCTTCTCGGGTTCCACGAAAACCATATCTGCGACCCCTCAGCCCTAATTGTTGGCCTTAACAGACGCATTGAAAGAGCTGATAACGTCTGTGACTCTTCAACCCATGCTCTCTTAAAACCCTCTAACGACTTAATACTTTCTGCTGTGTGATCTTGCATACCCTGAAATATGATCTGACCGTCTCCAGGCGTCTCGATTCGATCCTTCCAAACCTTGAAGCCGTCTTTCTCGCCTAGATTCAGCTCCTTTAGCTTGCCTGTTAACAAACGATAAGCTGATTCTTTGAGACTCTTTTGTACTTCCCTAATACATACGCTTAATAAGCCACGCTCGCACAATGAGTCCTCAATAAGCTGCTCAACAAAGAAATGACTCTTGCCAGAATTATGATTAACAATACCGCATGACAAGTAATTGTTTGTTCCATATACGTGCAAGTCCCAATATCTTTGGCGGCTGTGCTTGCGGACCTGTCTCACAGTGCTATACTTGTACTTACATCCATCAACAATAGGTGATCTTAATGCTTGATCCGAAAGCGAATTATCGACAGAAGTATAAGGAAAAGTGCCAAGAGGTTCTTGACGGATTCCATCCTGACCTAGCCCGATGCAAGAAACCCGAAATGGTCCTAGAAACCCTGCGGCTCTCGCGAGAAGGCTTTTACAGTAAAGAGATAGCCGAGATGTTAAACGTGTCACCAAAGACAATACAAAAGATTTGGCGCCGATACAATTTCCCAAAACTTCACAATATACTTCCTCCAAGGCTAGAGGAGCGCCACGACTGGAAAAACGGCCAAAAACTGATGAAGGGCTATATATACCAGAGAACCCCAGGCCACCCGAACGGCACAAAACATGGCTGTTATGTTGCGCTTCACCGCCTAGTGATTGAAGAGAAGATAGGGCGGTACCTTCTAAAAACTGAGGTGGTCGACCATATTGATGGTGACATAACGAATAACCACCCTGACAACCTTCGCGTTTTTCAATCGAACGCTGAACACCTAAGCCAGACACTGAAGGGCAAGTGCCCAAACTGGTCTCAAGAGGGCTTGGATTCTCTAGATAAGGCGAGAAGACGACCTCGTCAAAATCACAAAGATCTTTAAGTTCCACCCATCCTCGTGATGTTAAAAATTTATGCTCATCAGTAACAACTATAGATCTGCCGCAATCTAAATTAACCTCATAAAGTTGCTCAACCGTGTAAGCCTTCGGTTGAGTCGCGGTTGATATTACTATATCGCCATCTTTATACGAGTAGACCGGACCACCTTTAAAATCTTTTATCTTAACCTGACCATAAGGTGTATCAATTAGGGTATCAGGATGAACGCAGCCCCTACCGCCATGCGCCCCTTTATAACGAGCATCATCCAAAAGAGGCTGAAAAACCCTAGCTACCTTTCGTTTCAGTATCAACGATAGTCCTCTCTACTTGAGTAATAGCTAACGGCGCATCTTTATCGCCGCTTATCTCCATAGCTTTTCGTTTCGGTGC